ACTTGACAGGGTATCCTATTTATTATAGGATACCCATAACAGAAAGGACGAAATGTTTTATATAACTTACTACGCAAAAAAGCATAACAAGTTTATCACACGAAAGGGACAGTATGATAAACCTGATGGGACGAAAGGAAAATCTTTTGTATCTAAAAATGGAACTCCATGTTTAGTGTATTGGGATTTAGATAACGATGGTTGGAGAATGGCAACAGGTGAAACGAGGGTGCGAACATGAGTTCGCACTATTGGTGCCATGGTCCGAGTTGCCATACCTACACTACAACAGATAGGGTACGAGGCTCTAAAGGTTCTAAGGTTCTAAGAACAAGAAAGATAAAAACAACTACATGGAACAAAGACTCTTTTTATAGATTTTTCTGTAGCAATGGTTGTTACAATGATTTTGCAATGGAACATGCAGAACAAATCATAAAGATTGCACCACGGAACGAGCCACTTGAAACACGTATCGAGGACCCCAAAAAAGAAACAACAGAATATCAATGGGGAAATTATACAAGGACCATAATAAATAAACTTGACGAAAGTAACAATGTAGGATAATATTGGACCATGGAAACAGTAACAGAAATAGCTAAACTAAAAATCATTGATGATGTAAAACTAGAGCCGACTCTTAAAGAGGCACAAGCTTTTGTAGGCGGCTACGTTGAAGGTATCTCTATGCCGAATGGGGATTACCTTATTATCAATGAGGAAGGCAAGTTAATTGGTTTACCATTCAACGAACAAGCGTCTAAGTTATGGAAGGATACGTTCGATAACGATAACTACATGACTGGACGAGATGACTTTGTTGTAGGTAATGCCATACTTATAAAAAAAGACGCCCTTAAAACTTGGGCGGCATAATTAAAAACCCTCGGGCCCCTTCGGGGCCCGAGGGGTCCCAACCACTTTCCAAAATCCAAAAATCGCGCAACCCCACCCAACCTGTACAAAAAAGGGGTCCCAGACGATTTGTCTTTATGCCTTGATTTAGACAGTTAACCACGATAAAAACGTTTTGGTACCATGGACTTGAATAAGGTAAACATAGAAAAATTACCTGCAGATGTGCGAAGGGTCTTCAAACAACTTCAAGTGTTGCATGCGGAAAAAAAGATACAGAATAAAGCTAAGGATGATTTTTTATCTTTTGTAAAATGCATGTGGCCAGATTTTGTAGAGGGGTCCCACCACAGGCACATCGCAGAAAAATTTAATAAATTAGCCACGGGCGAAATAACAAGATTAATTGTTAACATGCCTCCTAGGCATACAAAGTCTGAGTTTGCATCTTTCTTGTTACCATCGTGGATGGTGGGCCGTGAGCCAAAGTTAAAGATTATTCAAACCACGCACAATGCAGAACTAGCCGTAAGGTTTGGCAGGAAAGCCAAGAACCTAATTGATTCGGACGACTATCAAAAAATTTTTAAAACTACACTACAAGAAGATTCAAAAGCCGCGGGCCGTTGGGAAACTTCTCAAGGCGGCGAATACTTTGCAGCTGGTGTTGGCGGAGCTATTACAGGACGGGGCGCGGACCTACTGATCATTGACGACCCACACTCAGAGCAAGATGCATTATCACCCACAGCATTAGACTCAGCGTATGAATGGTATACATCAGGACCACGACAAAGACTTCAACCAGGCGGTAAGATTGTTCTTGTGATGACAAGATGGTCAACCAAAGATCTTACAGCTAAGTTAGTTGCGAATCAAAAAGAACCAAAGTCTGATCAATGGCACGTGGTCGAGTTTCCGGCACTCATGGACCACGGACCTGTGTGGCCAGAATATTGGAACAAGGATGAACTTGAGAAAGTCAAAGCATCACTACCCGTTGGCAAATGGAATGCACAGTGGATGCAGCAACCTACATCAGAAGAAGGAGCGATTTTAAAACGTGAATGGTGGAACGTGTACGATAAAGAAGAGATACCAGCCCTACAACATGTCATACAATCTTACGATACAGCTTTTTTAAAAAAAGAAACGGCCGACTATTCAGCCATAACTACATGGGGTATCTTCTATCCAAACGAAGATAGTCCGCCTAATCTAATATTATTAGATGCCTTAAAAGGCAGATACGAGTTTCCAGAGCTAAGGCGTATCGCTCTACAACAGTATGATTACTGGAAGCCCGAATCAGTAATCATCGAATCAAAAGCCTCTGGACTTCCGCTAACTTATGAGTTAAGACAGATGAATATACCGGTGATTAACTTCACTCCTAGTAAAGGTAACGATAAACATGCTAGAGTGAACGCTGTAGCACCTCTTTTTGAGTCTGGAATGATATGGGCGCCAGATCAAAAATTTGCAGAGGAGGTGATTGAGGAATGCGCTGCATTTCCAAACGGTGACCACGACGACCTTGTGGACTCTACAACACAAGCTATCATGAGATTCAGGCAAGGCGGATTAATTAGTCATCCTGAAGATTACGTCGAAGAGAAAAAAGACCCTAGACCTAGGAGTTATTATTAATGAAATTTATTTTGATGGGATTACTAAGACAGTTTAGAAAGAACTATGGCCGTGAGCCAAACTTCGATGAGCTTAGAACTTTAGGAAACCAAGCAAAAGAAATAGAACAATTAGATCGAGGTCAGGTAATACCTTTTCCTGAAACAAGAATTACAAACCCTTTTACACCAAGACCAGAACCTAAAATGAAACCTAGAAAACCTGAGACAGAAGCAGAGATGAAAGCTAGAATGGAAAGACAAAACAAAGAAGCTGTTGAAAGGCTTAAGAAGAAAAAAGAAAAAATGAAAGACGACCCTGAAAAAATGTCAGGCGGTGGTCTTGCAGGATTTGCTGGTTATCAAATGGATAAACAACCAGGTCAACCAGGACCTATAGGCCCAACGTTTGAGACTAACGATCCAAAAGAAGCGTTGAAAGAAGTCTTAGCACGTATGGAAGGTTCAGGTTTATTTCAAGCACCGTTAGGTGGTGGTTTTAGTTTTGACACAGGAATAGGTAGCAGAAGACCTGTGGATGCCGGTATAAGTTTTAACCCTCAAGATCCTAGATTTGATTTTCAAGCAGGCATTGGTGTAAAAGATGGAAAACCATCTGGAGGTTTTCAAGTGAGAATGCCATTTAAAGATGGTGGCATGCAAACAGGAATCATGAGTCTTGAAGAAGGTGGACCAGTAGATCCAAGTAGAAGAAAATTTGTAAAAATTTTAGGAGGATTAGCTTCTATACCTATTCTTGGTAAATTTATTAAACCTGCTGTAAAAGTTGCTCAGAACCCAGAGGTAGCTAGAAGATTCGCAGGTGTACCAGCATACTTTACGAAACTTGTAGAGAAGATTAAAATGTTTGGTGACGATGCACCAGGACTTACATCCGTTGAGAGAGAAGTAGGTAAAAAATACAAAGACTATGAACTTGTAGAAGATTTATCTTCTGGTGAGATTATTGTTAAAAGAAATAAACAAGGTGTCTCTGTGATGGGAGATGATATGGTTGAAGGCACGATGCAAGAAGAAGTTATGGCATTCAGACCAAGAAAGTCTACAGACGATGGAATCATTCCAGAAGAATACGAGGAAGTTACAGTCAAACCAGATATGGAAGGTAAGATGAAAGAAGTTGAAGATGGTTTAGATTCGTTAGATGATATTTTATTAGAGGTTGGAGAAAGATCGAATAAAGCAGGCGGAGGCCTAGCTTACATGCTAGGAGAATAATGAAGATTGCAGATTATGAACAGATGATGGCGCATCTTATGCGTCAGGGATATAATCGAGGTGGATATGTCAGATTAAAAAAAGGAGGAAGACCCTCTTTGGCTGATCAAGAAAAGTTTTATGGAGATATAAAAAAAGCTTACAATAAACTTAAAAAAGACTTAGGTAGAAATCCAACACAAGGTGAACTTTTAAGAGCAACAGGTAGAACGTCCCAAACAGCTATCAGAACGGCCACAGAAAAATTCGGTTTAGAACTTTTTAATAAACCAGGAGAATTTAATGTCCCTAAAGAAGTTTTACAAAAAGCAAGTATTAAAGGCACTGAGGTTAAAAGAGCTAAAAAGGTTATCACAGAACCGACACGTCAAGATGGTAAATTAATTTTCCCTGACAAAAAAATGGAGAAAAAATTTAAGAAGGAGGTTAGAAAAAAATATAAATATCCTGTAGACAGTATTGCAGCAGAGAAAGCTGGGGTTTTGACTCAAAAAGATTTTTATAAAAAATTTTACAAAACTAAATCTCCTAGCACAACAGTAGGAGACATTGGACTGATGGCTAGAGAACTTGGTTTGAAATACCCAAAGCAAACTTACGAGGGTGATTTAAAACAAAAAAAGATTATTGAGAAAAGACGAAAACAATTAATTAAAGATGTCTCAGGTAGAACACAAGAAAAACAGATAGTGGACGCAAAAAGAAAAGCCGGGTTAGGGAGAGCTGGAGAAAATTTAGATCTTGCACATAGAGCTAGTTTAAAACAATTAAAAGACTTAGGTGTTCCTTATTTAGCAGACAATTTAGGTTTGGATACAAGAAAAGTTAATCAAGAGATATTACCCCCATTAGAAAAAGAAGCAAATTCTTTGCACAAACAAAGAATGAAATTAATTAAAGGGGTAGAGCCTGGTAGTGTTCCTAAAGAGGTTTCTAAAAAATTAGAAGACATAAATATAAAATTATCTAATATATCTTTAAAAACTAATGGGGCTTTACAAGCCGTATTGGTGGACGAAAAAACTTTGAAACCTTTTGTATTTAATAAAAATTATGCAAATGTTATTGGCCAAGGTTTAATAGATAAGCCTGTAAAAGATTTATCAAAAGCTGATATTGATTTTATTAAATCTACTTTTCCACAAGCTGCAAAAACTGCACAGCAACGTGGTCCAACCCTTGGCGCTAACATTGGTTTGTTAAAAGGTATTGGTGAAACGATTAAAGCTATACCAACTCCAACAGGAGCTGTGGCTTTGAATCTAGCTTTTCAACCAGATTTGTCTAGCGGCATAGACAGAGCTGCACTAGGGGCAGAGGCTGCTTTTGCACCAGAACTTGTTAGACAGACAAGCAGAGTTAGTTCAGCACCGATTGTACAAAGATTTTTTAATTTAGGTTTATCACCACAACTTGCAGCAAGAGCTGCAAGAGTCGTATCACCTCTTGGTCTTGCAACTTTAGCAGGTGAAGGTGTCTATCAGTTGGGTAGATTAGGAGCAGAACAAAGAAGAAGAATGCAAGAGATGACACCAGAACAAAGAAGATTGTTTGATGCAGAGCAACAAAGTATATCAGAGTTTGCTGCAGCTGGTGGAGGTATTGCTAAACTAGCTGGTAAAGAGTCAGGCCCACCACCAGAAAAAGGACCTGATTCGGAAGGCTTGGCTTCTCTGTTAAAAAATGTTAAGAAACGATAGGAGTTTAAATGGCAGATATAGAAAAAGGACTTCCTAACACTCGTACCGAGGTTAAAGTTCCGGGCGAAGAGGTCGAGGTAAAGGAAGAAATCAAAGAACAATTACCTGTTGAAGTTACACCCGAACAAGATGGCGGTGCAACGATCGACTTTGAACCAGGTGCAATTAACATACCTGGCACCGAATCACATTTTGATAACCTTGCAGATATTTTACCCGATGATGTTTTAGATCCACTAGGCAGTGAGATGAAGTCTAATTACATGGATTACAAAATGTCTAGAAAAGATTGGGAAAGATCTTACACAGAAGGACTTGACCTATTAGGATTTAAATACGAGAATAGAACGGAACCGTTTCAAGGAGCTTCAGGTGCAACGCACCCAGTGTTGGCAGAAGCTGTTACACAGTTCCAAGCCACAGCATACAAAGAGCTATTACCAGCAGACGGTCCAGTGAGAACACAGATACTTGGAAACCCTACGCCTGCAAAAGAACAACAAGCGCAGCGTGTAAAAGATTTCATGAACTATCAAATCATGGATCAGATGAAAGAGTATGAGCCAGAGTTTGATTCGATGTTATTTCATTTACCACTAGCTGGTTCTACATTTAAAAAAGTTTACTATGATTCGATGATTGGTAGAGCTGTATCTAAATTTATACCTGCAGACGATTTAGTTGTACCCTACACTGCAAACAGTTTAGACGAAGCAGAATCTATTATTCACGTTATAAAAATATCAGAAAATGATTTAAGAAAACAACAAGTCGCTGGCTTTTATTCTGATGTGGATCTAGGTCCACCAGCTATGAGCGCAGGAGATGAAGTTTCTAAAAAAGAAAAAGAATTAGAAGGCACTAAAAAATCTGGAAAACAACAAACAGTATACACACTTCTTGAGTGTCATGTTGATCTAGATTTAGAAGGCTTCGAAGACATTGGTCCAGATGGCGAGCCATCTGGTATCAAGCTACCTTACATCGTAACTGTTGAAGAAGGTAGCGGAACGGTTCTTTCGATAAGAAGGAACTATGCGCCCAACGATCCAAAAAAAGAAAGAGTCCAATATTTTGTCCACTTTAAATTTCTGCCAGGACTAGGATTCTACGGATTTGGATTGATACATATGATT